TAAAGCACACGGCTTGCATTGAACTGCCCTTTTATCTCCTTGAAATATATCTCCACAGTTAATACATTTACAAGAATAATTCCCCTCTGCAAAGCCTCCTATAACCTCCTTCACTTCGGGTTTGCTTTCGGCTTTACCATAGTGACTACATTCATCACAATTATCTCTACCTAATGGGCAATGACTGAAATTAAACTCAGGATGGTTGCAAACCATTTTGTTAACGTCAACATTATGGTCTGTGGGTGTGGTGAATCCAGTACCATTACACTTTTCACAATCATACCAATTAGGTGGGTCGCACCTGTCGTGTCCGTCTCTGCCAGTTCCTTGACACCATTCGCACTCGTTGTTTTCCTCATGGAAGCAATGGACACAAGAATCTTTCTCCTGACCATGTGGACAGATTCCTTGTCCTACCTTTTTGCTGTCATCGGGAATATGGTCTGTCAGCTTAGATTCCAGTTCATTCGCTTTCCACTCAAATCCGAGCGCGTGAATCTCATAACCTTTATCACGCATCTGATCGGCTGCATCTCGCAACGCTTGGATTGATTCTGTTATTAGTTGTTCCATGAGTTATTATTTAAACAATTCGTACATTTTTATCATCTCCTAAATATTCAACAATTGTTAATCCTGTTTCGTTTCTTTCGGCTTTGTATTTTTTCATAGATCCAAGGTATAAAGAAGCCCTCGGTGGTGCTAAATCGGCCATGACTCAGGGTGTCACCACTTCGGGCTAGTTCTTGTTAGTATGTGTCTTTGTATTTGTCATGGCCTGAGTACAAATATACGAATTTGATTTTACATTTGTCAAGTTTATTGATAAAATATTTTTAATCCAAGTTCTTTTGCGATTGATTTTTCTATTCTTGCACCTTTTGAATATCTCCAATCCTTAAGCATATAGATAGCATCACAATTGAATAATTCACGGATATCAGCAATCATATAATCTTTCCAGCTTAAATTGTCATCTGTTATAATTTCAAACGGGTTTACTGGAATATTACCGTCAAATATGACCTCCTCCTTTGCTTTTAAAAATTTCTTTTTTGTCTCATGCAATGGCAGTCCAGATATTTTACCAGAAATGTAAACCTTTAGAATTTGCTCCTTAATAATCAAGCCTTGAAATCCTTTTTTTGTTGACTCGTATTCTTTGCGAACGACCTCAACCTCATCTTTATTCGCGACAATAGGAGGCGTAATCTGTTCTGTGTTGTTATTAATAATATATCCTGTAATAATAAATCGTTCTTTCATAACTACTTATATTTTAAAATTATGTCATACAAAGCAAACCGATCCCATTTATAAGGATTCTTTTTGTAATAGTCTGCTATATCATGAAGTTTTTGCACCTCATCTTCTCCTATACGAACCTTTAATCTCTTTTCGTACTCAATAAGATTACCGTGCAAATGCCTGTTACAACGCTTACATTGTCCGTGAACGTTGTTTTCTAAGAACCTCAAAGCAGAATAGTGACCGCCAGAATAAAAGTGTCCGGCCTCTTCTGGCCTACCTCCACAGCTAATACAGGGCTTATCTGAGTCCCTATCCCGAATAAACTTGTTAAAATGTTTTGTGGCTATCTTAATAAGCTGAGGGATAGACTTCTTTTCGTAACGCTTAAAATCTGATACATTCATCTTAAAAATAATTAATGTAGTTTTCCATTATATCTTCCTCTGTTGCACCGGTATCAAATATACAGAATTGTATCATAGGCTTAAATACCTTTTCGCTAAACTCCATATCATCCAATGCAGCAAATGAAATAGATTTAGCAATAGCCTGTAATTCCCCTTTAGGGTCTTTAACTATCTCACACCATCCTATCTTAATTAGCGCATATTGCCTGTAAATTTCAAAAACATCTATGTTAGATTTCGTATTCTGAAATCCTAAATTAAGAAGTGCAAAAAACTTTTTATGAAACTCATAATTCCTAGGCTTCTTTAAATCTGCCCTAACGTCTTGGCCTGGCTTGAATTTCTTCGCAATCTCAAAATCCGAATCATGCAAAGGCGCGAATGTTCCGTTTTCTAATTTCCTTAAATATAATTCCATGTAGCTTCTGATTGGCTTTTGAATATCATTCTATTCGCAGTTGATTTTTTTGATTTGGATCGTATTTCACAGGCTTGTCTTTATGAAATTTCACCTCAGACAATTCGGTAAACCTGGTTATGATTCTATCAATTCTTTGTTTGTTTAAGCTGCTTTGACTTCTTGACGTTACACGGCCCCTTGCCTTATACAACTCAATATAACCTTCGTCATTACGAAATGCCTGATATCCTTTTACTTCACCCAAATAAGTGAGTCCTTTCATTGTGTTTTCTGCCATTATTTTAGGTATTTAGTTTCTATTTCGTTTAATTTCTCAATAGGCAAGTCGAACAAGCCTTGTAGAATATCGACCTTTAATTGATCCTGAGTAGTATCTACCTTAAAAGGATTGTCGTCCGCCTGCAAAAGTTCTTTAAGCTCTTTAATCTCAGCGCTAGTACACATGTCTACAATTTCATCCATACTAAACCTTTTCGACCACTCATATTCTATTGGCATAATATTAAATTTTAAGTTTAATCCACCGATCATTAATTGTATTCCCGGCTTCTATTTTATTTTGCTTCTGTAACTCATTAAGCGATTTATTAACCTCTAAGCGATCAATACCACTCATTTTGGCACTCAGCTACTAAATTTAGATAAAGAACGCTGACAGGCACTTTATTTTGACTCTCTCGCTGTTTCTGGAGGGTTGTTAGTATGTAGAGGACTTGATTCACAAATCTTCAGGATTAATATTCCATACTAAGTTATCTTCATCCACATTAATAATATATTGACCTGTATTATGGTTAGGCATAACGTACTTAGCCATAAAATCGAATTTTCCTTTTCTCTCTACACGATAAACAAAGCCTTCTGGGTTCTCGGTAGCAAAAACCTCGCAAGGCTCTGACTCTAAAATACTAATTGAATCAGCAAGGCTAATAGCCTTGTATTCAGCATGTAGAATGTTTGGAATCATGACTCTTGATGAGCGAATTGCACACAACATGTCGAAATAAGTCAATCTTTCGTTTTTTGCATTGAAATAATCAAAGGCAACAAACGGATCACCTAAAATATTGTATTTAATACCATGCGCTTGCAACATCCACTCCCCGACAATCCTTTCGCCCTCGGCAATAAAATCGAATCTGTCCTTTTGTTTATCTACCCACTTTGAAAAATAATGATGTTGTTTGTATGGGCTTGTATCAGCCAAATATCCCGATCTTGTCAATGCTATTATCTTACCGTCTTTTTTTGCAATTCCAACATTTGATCCGTCATACTTTTCTGTGACAATAATGAAATCATGTTCGTCTCGCGTCTTTTCTGTAAGTATTTTATTCTGACCATCATGAACGTATCTATCCGTTTTTCCAAGTTTCGAACCAAGCAAATGCGGCATTGATCCGTAATTCTTTTTTCCTAGCGGTTTCATATCTTCGATTTTATTTATTTATACCTCACTTCGTAGATTCTTAGATGCTTATATTTCTGCATAAACTCGTATTGAGTTAGTTTAATGCTATTCCAATTAGTCACAAATCTATTACTTACCGTATCGTAAATAGCCGCTTGTGTGACTCGCTTTCGCTTTACTTTAGGCTTGTCTTTGTGGACTTTGAATAAGTCTTGATTGTCTGTGTTAATTTCCATAATTAAAATGGTGTTATGTTATTATCAGCCTCTTGAATTGTCATCAATCTGGGCAGTCCATTTTCATCAATATTAAAAACAAAAGGCTCGAATGGTCTATTCCTGGTAAATACACCTTCAACGGTTGTTATATCGTTTTCAGTTGAAACATTAAACACGGTTTCGCATTTTTGTTGTAATTCGGTTCCAATATGCCCACGCGCTTTCCCGTCAGAAGGATTTACGTGTAAGGAACAACAAATATGAGTTCCTGTATTTTCACTTATTTGAGTTAATGACGTTATTATGTCATCGGACTGCTCAAGATCGTTGTAATTTCTAATAATATCACGAATATTGTCAATAAAAACTATATCTGGTTTTGTTTCTTGTAAGTGATCTTGAATGAACTGAAATCTAACATCTTTAGAATATCTCCTTAGATTGAAAAAATCAACATGATTGTATCTGGAGGTCATACTTCTAAGCCTACGCATGAACATTGCTGAATGAAATTTAAATTGTTCGGTGTCATAAATAGCTATTTTATTTACGTCTTGCTTGCTATTCAAAATCAGATAATTCAACAAAAGCAAAAAGAATGTTTTTCTTGATTTAGCCCTACCCTGTATCATAGATATATTACCCTTTGTCAAAATAAATACATTGCCTATATTGAAAATAGGAACAGGCGTTTTATATTCACCATCAGGGTTAATATGATCTCTACTTACGATTTCATCGTAATTGTATGTAGTTAGATTTTCAGGCAGTTTGACTTGTAACATCTATTAAAAATTGTCTTAATTCGTTAATATTAGACGGCTCTTTATCGTGTAGCTGTTTGAATAAATTAAATGCGTCTGCTGTCTTTAAAATAGCATCTATCGATCTATCTTTCAATTCCTCTTTATGGGCCATTATAAAACCATAATTATCAGGATTAAGTCCATCTATCCTATATTTATCTGCTGATAGATTCACAATAGCAATGTGCTTGTTTACGTAATCATCAACAGCTTCTGGATTTTTCAAGCCGTATGCCGTAGCTCTCAATCTTTCAATTATCTTTTCTTTCTTTGCCAATTCAAAACATAAAGCGTTTAACACATTAACACAATATTCCTTTTGCTTAATCGTTAATCCAGACTTGCTTATTATTTGGGCGAATGAATCTAGTTTATCTTGCATCCTAATATTTATTACACCAGTTATTTAATGTCAAATAAAGATTTGTATTATTCTTGTATGCTTTTGCGCTGTTGCCAATATTTAAAAGCTGTTCTTTTATTTTTTTAGAATCATGTTTTTTTATCAGCTTGATGAAATCGTTATATCTTATCTGTTCTTTGAATTTCAAGCAATTATCCAACCTTACACCATTATCATACTCTCCAAATATATATTTAACAAGATTGACATACCACTTTCCATATCCTTCAGATTCTATATCCTGAATTTGTTTAATTTCTGAATCATAAAAAGAGTCATAGGTATATACTATTTTATCTTCTTTAGTATCCTTTACTTTACTTTGTGGTTTTCCGTATGAGTCAAGGGTGATTTTACTAGGTTTATGTATCCCTAAACTATATAAAAGGTCAAGTAAACCATTAAAACTTATACACTTATTATTTCGCTTATTGTAAGCATCTGAAATACTATCGACAAACTTTTGATTCCAAAGTATGCTATATTCTTTCCATAATTCGATGTGAAAATGACCTAATTTTGATAAATCCAATATGATAGATTTTAACACATCCTCAGACACTTTACATTTTGCTGATAGAAACATTAACTCAGACTCATTAGATAAGTCTAAATAATGATATTCTGCCTTTCCTAAACGCTCTAATAATTTGAACCATACAGCATAACCATCATTTCCATACTTATTTTCAATGTAAAACATTCCAGACCCGTGTTCAACCGGATGTGGAAAGTAATCAACGTTATTTCGTGAAGGTCTAGCCATGATAAAAAAGAATCCGGCAACTTAGAATTATCGAACAGGTACAAACGTAGGAACCTGCGCCCGTAATTTCTTGCAGGGCATTCTTATTGACCGGATGTTTTAATTTTGAAATCATAATACGTTTGTTTTGTTCTTCGATGAAACAAATATACTAAATCAGATTTGAATTGTCAATACTTAATTGAATTAATTGTTGCGAAATAGTTTAATGTTGTTTATGTAGATGCTAGCATTCATTAAAACGAAATGCTAACACGGTATAAAAACCATGCTTGCATTCGTTCGTTTAATCAAGGTCAGTAGGTTAAGTCGTAAAAGAAAAATCCCACCGCACTTTAGTTTTTTCAAAACTATTTGGGTTAATCACTGCAATCATATTTCCAGTATATTTTACAAATAGGGCAACTAACGGTATTCTCAGAACCTCTCTGATTATGGCTTACTTCAATTCTTCTATGTTTAGAGTCTACGCATTTTCTGTATTCTGGATAATTTTCCTTTGAATACCCAATTGTTTTACTTGGCTTTCCGCTTTCTGAACATAAATTACCATCTTCATCATAATACTCGTGCTTCCATCCATTTTGCCAGCCTAAAAATTTGTAACCATTTGCAGCATAATTATACCCACCATCTTTTTTATGCAGTTCTTTGAACGCCTTTTCTTCCTCAACAAATTTCCTTGTAATTTCTGCTTGTTTTTCAGCATCTTCGATAGAATAGAATAATCCTTTTTCTGTCATAACATCCGTAAATCTTACTGATGAAGTAGATGTTCGGTTATTTTCTTTATCCCATATTTCAGAGTATTTAAACCATAAATTATCTACTGAAAAGGGAATATCCATCTCCGAGTATATAGCCAATGCTTCAACCTCTTTTTTAGTTGGTTTTTTCCCATTAAAATATAATCTTCCTCCGTGTTTGTAATGCGAATATTCAGTATCAGTTATAGTTCTTTCAGCTACTTTCCCAACTGGATAAACGACATAATAAACACTCGGTATAGCTTTACCTTCTTTTTGAGAATTAATAAACTTATTCGTTTTTTCCTCAATTATTGAAAGGTAATAATTCCATTTTTCTAAGTTAGTTCTCATTGTTATGTATTTTTAAAATTCCCTCCCTATTTTTCTTTTACTTAGTGTCGTGCTTCGAATCAACGGAGGTGGTTAATTTTCGCACGGTTCTTATACCAATTCGTTACCTACAATATTTTTTGCCTCGCTTTCAGTAACTCGTAGAATTTGATTAACGCTGTTTCATAGCGCTTTTTAGCCGTGCTGTTAGCGTATGTCATAGGTTTAAGACCGAATAGTTCGGCTATGTCTTTATCCTTAATGTTAAGGTCTTTTTTTAGTTGTTCTATTATCATAAATCAGCCCCTTTCTATCGCTCTGTAACCACCATAGCTATATTCTCCGTATTCATCCAAATCGTCTTTCCAGTTATCTGGTACATTTGAAATAAATTGCTGTTTAGAAATAGCTTGTCCGTAATAATAATAGTTGTAAGTTTTCATATGGTTTTGTTTTTTAAGGTTATTATCTCATTGAAGATGGGCGTTGATTCATTGCTCCTATTCTATTTGCTTCTTCTATTTTATGGAATACATTTTCTTCTTTCTTTTTCCATGTTGGATTCATTTCAACTACTTCGTCAACAAGTTCAATACAATCATCAGTCTCATTCATTTCTGCTTCAATTACTCTTACCATTCCTGTCATTATTTCTTTAATCATTGATTCGTTACCGATTTCTTTAATTCTTTCGATGATTTCGTTTCTGTTGTTTTTTAAGTCTTGAGTTGTCATGTCGTTTTGTTTTAATGTTATTGTTCTACAAATATAAGCATAAACTTAACACAATGCAAGTAAAATTAAGTTTTTATTTAACTTTTTTTGCATTTTTTTGCAAAATTGTATGTCAAACGCTAAAAAACAAAGCTCGTAGCTTTTCTGGTAATCAATCAAATCTAAGTTCAGGTTTGTTATTTATCGAAAAAGAAGCGAATCGCTTACCGGTTTTCAGACTTCTCTTCATGATAGTTTGTATGTAGTCGTAGCCGTATCGCTTTCTAAGGACGTGTACAACGTCGCCCAGATTAATGTATCCGAACATCTCTATACATTGCAGCTTAGTCAACGATTGGCCCGTTTTCAGGTAGTTGTGTATTTCGTTGATTTTGCTCATTTATTCAACTCTTTTTTTAAATTTTCAACTAAACTCGCTAACACATCCCTTGCAACTTTATCAGTATCCTTCAGATTGATTATCGCATTTTTCCCATGCAGAACAGTAGCATGATCGAATGGGTGTTCAGGATTTAGCCATGTGCCGATCTCATTAGTGGAATATTGGCTATATTCAACAGCTAAATAGAAAAAGTAATGCCTCGGTAACACCCTCTCGCGCTTCCTATTGCGACTTCTAAAGTCAATCGGATACTGTTGCCTAACAACATTGTAGATCGTTTCTAGGGTTGAGTTTACTATCTCTGCCTCTACGTTTTCTTTTGTAGTCACGGAGAATATTTCCTGATTTTTCTTGTAGATTCTGATACAATCATCTTCTATGTGAATAATTACTTTCATAATCCTAACTTTTTATCAATGTTATCAAATAGCAACCAGACAAATAATCCAGCTACAAAAAATATACTGACCAAGGTTATTACGATCGACATTACGAAAAATATGTATTTAGAAGATAATCAAGTTGAGCGTCCCAAGCAGCGTCACTAGCAGCGGCCAGTTCTTCATCCGTAGCTTCTCCGTTTGCATATCTCTCCGATACGTCACAGGCTTCTATACTTCGATTATCAGGTTTTTCAATCAATTTCAAAGCTTCTCTCGCTTTTGTTTTTAATTAGAAAGTTGAAATTTACCATCAATAAACTCAACACCAAATACCTGGCGCAACCGGTCGAAATCTTCATCGCTGAAATACTTCTGCGGATCGTTGCACCTGTTTATTAATGTCTGTCTTGAAATACCGAGCAAGTCTGCAATGTTCTGCTGAGTTACATAATCATCATTTCTTTTGATTACGTTGATTAGAAATGTTAGTGTTTGTAAGTGCATAGTTTTATTTGTTTAATGTTTGTCGCAAGCCTTTTACCTGCTGAATTTCTTTAAAAATCTCGTGTCTTTTTTTGATAGACCATCCTTTGAATAATCAATATCCTTCTTGTGCCTCTTCTTTTTCTTTCTGCCATTTTTCTTCTAAGTCGATCATAATACTTTCAAAGAACGATTGCAAGGGTTTGGTTAGGAATTTAATTTATTCACTAGCTTTTGATATATTGGGGCTAATGTTGTGTTAACCATTTCCTTTAATTTATTTTGAAATTCCTGCTCTATTTTATTTATCTGACTTTTTAGTTCATTGGCAAATGAATTGTTTTTGGTTTTTAAATGCTCATTTACTAGCCACTCTACAGGGGTTCTTTTTTCAGAACCAGAATTGTAGTCATTCCTACCTCGGCTGTCAACCTTTACCGTAAGTGATTCAATGGCCTTTTTTACAATAAAATCTTCAATTGAAATGACCTCTTTAAGACCATTCTTATTACATTGATCTAATTCAATCTTTGTAATTCCCTTAACAATAGCCTGAGCCTGAACATAGATAAGCTCTTCTATCTTTTTCCCAAACGTTTCGTTTAGATTTTCAAGGTATTTGCGAGTAGCAACCTCTACTATTTTAGATTCAATTTTGTCATTTATTGACGATTCTTCCCATTCGGGATTGTATTCAACTGTAATTTTCATGGTTTCGTTCATGGTTTTTTCGATTTAAATTTATAATAATTTAAGTTGTTTTTACTTGCTTGTTTTTGTTCAGATGCTTTAGTTTAAGTTAGTGTTGTTTTATTTAGTGAGTGAATTAATATAATCTCTACATTTGTATACTTTTAAAAAAATCTGATTTATTGCATTCTCATCGTACTCAAAATCAAATATTTTGATTCTGTTCTCAGGATCAATATCACCATACGTCATCTTTGTTTGAAGTTCTTCGTACACCTCATCAACATCATAACCATCAAAAAAAGCTATTTTCCGGGCCTCTGACGCGATTAAATGGTCTGGCGTATCCATCAGGCAATAAATGAGCTTGTAAGACCTTACGCCCGTTAAGGCCATGTAGCCTTGACCCTGCCACCAGTAATTAGTATCTACACTATCTTCGAACAATGGAAAAGAAAACGGGTCCCATGACGATTTAGCGTCGATAATAACATCTTTAAGCACTACATCAGGCTCCCCGGTCATAAAGTCGTTATCATATCGCTTGTCGTTTTTCATCAACATACCATAACCAAGCTGTTTTGCAATGAAATCTATAGAATCTTGCTCAACTAAGTTCCCTTTATTGGTGTGTTTTGATACAAATGTTTTTCTACGCTTATAAATTTGCTCTTTCAGCCATGTTTCGCAATAAGTTTTTGCGGTTTTTGAAAGGTTTCCGGCATCTTTATCTGCCTTTGCTTTTGGATTTGTCATGATCTGACCAATCGCAGAACATCTTATTTTGAATTCAGGTATCATATCAGTTTTTTTAATTTTGTTTCTAATTCAGTTGACACTTTGTAGCGAGTCTTCACATAGTCAATATCGCAGCTACCCATACTCAATGCAGTTTTGACATTTTCCCAATCTTCGCTATTCTCTTTCAAATCCGGCAAAACGACTGTTTTTCTAATACGCAAGCACTCTACATTATCCTCACCAAATGCTTTTATTTTGGCAACGTAAAGAGTAATAGATTTGCCGGCCCAATCTTCAATGTATGGAGTGTTGTAGATTTTCTGAATAGTTTTCATATTAGTTCTATTCAGTATCATAGGCTTGTTGCCTTTCAAGTGTGCAACTGTACATTCTTCTTGTTTTCCTCCAGTACCGGTAATCATTTCACGCTTAACATCTGTTATAGTTACGGTCATATCCTTCCCATCAGGCAACGAGTACGCGCCTAAATAATCCGGATTTTCTAGTTTTTTCCAATGCGTTTTACTTGTTTTCATAGTTATATCGGATTAATAATTTCACAATCAGAACATTGATTCTCACAATGCTCTTTGCAGCATGAACATAAGTAGCCTGGCTCTATTTCAGATCCGCAGCAATTCGATAAAGTTTCTCCTTTACACTTCTCACAAGGATCATCGTAATTAGGCGATTGATGATGATGTCTGTCGTGGATAGATACATTGTTCATGGCTTAGTCTATTGGAATGATTAAACATGGTTTTCCATCTCTAATGTCAAAGAAATAATTCAAATCGTAAACACCACACGCAACGAATATTTCATGAAATGCAAACCCGAAAGAAGCCAATATATCAGATTGGATTATAATGTAGCGATCACCCTCATCATCGGCGGCGGTTCTCACTTCACACTTTCCAATAGCGTAGTGTATTTCACCTTTAATAAAGTCAATGAATCCTTGAATGTCTGTTAATTGTAGTTTTGTCATGGCCTATAATTTAAATGAATAATTAACGTGTTTGTTTTACAAATGTACAACATAATTATACAATTGTCAAGCTAAATCCGTATTTTTTTAAGATTATTATTTGCGATTTTCGCAAATTAGAACGGCAAGAGCTTGTTTATTAGAATATTAGTGTCGTAACTTTTTTCGTGCAAATAAGACAATCTATTAATATTTTCCCTTGAAAGGCGAGTAAAATCACCGGAGTCTTTTCTTAGGTTGTAATAAATAGTACCTCTACACTCATGCCCTTTAACTTCGTGCCAATTGTTATATCTGCCTTTCCCCTCGTAGGGTAGCCTATATATTATCCCTCCAGATGTAATTATGTAGTTAGAAAATCCTTTGATCTTCCACTTTGCATACATTATAACATACTTTGCTTTATTCATAGTACTTCTGTTAATTTTGTTATAAAGTAGTGTCGTTTATACAGATGTTATGGGCAATTAAAGCCCACACGCATGAACCCATCTACCATACCACCTCATTCTCTCAGAATACCCCCATTTACCTGTAATGAAAAAGTGGATAGGTAATCCTAATATCAATAAAATAAACACTGGAACAAGTAATATTATACTAAATCTTGTTAGTATATTGTTAACTTTTTTCTTACGTTTCATAAAGTAAAATGGAGCAAAACGCACTATTTCATCATTTCTAATCCTTTCTTTCTGATACACTGTTAATTCAGGTATGCTATTTTCAAGCCATTTTACAACTTCTGTATCCCAAACTTTTTCTAAATCATATAGTCTCATATTTAATTCTCCTTTTTTTTAACTGCCCATAACAAGCGGTCATAGTTAATAAAGCCAATTAAGTTTTGTTCGTTGTATGTTGCGGTAGTGGGTGGCTTTACTAACCATACCGCCAGCCGTCGTCGTTATAGATCATTTGATTCAATGTCATCTATAAGCTTTTCTATATCTTCTTTATCTATCCAGTTACCCCATTCATTGTCTTTCTCCCAATCTATTTGGCTTGCAAATGGTCCAGAGTCACCAGTCGAGCAATCCCATTTTTGCAGGTTTTTTAAACGCTCTACAATACTATGTAAAGTGCATGGCTGTGTGGTATTTGAATCTTTTTTACTCATATCTAAGTTTTATTAAGTTTTGAAACTATGTGGCTTTATTCAAGGTAGCCACGACACCCTTACATTCAACGTCGTTAGTGTGCATTAGCTCACTTCGCCATTGTAGTCTATTTTTATAATAGGCAATACACACAGTTCACAACCTTTTAATTTTTCTGAATGAGCTTCTATGTGTTTGTAAGCCTCATCTGGTGTTTCAAATTCACTTTCCCACCCCTCGTTTACGTCTTCCAATACTGCTCTGCTTATTGTTTTCATATGGTATCCATCAGGCTCAGTTTTTTGTAAATGCTCTGGGTATTCTAAGCTGTATATTTTGTATTTCATAATAATAACGCACCCTAACAATAAATATAAAACAGTGGGTGTCAGGGTGTCTAATTAGCCCAATCTGTTTAAGTTACATCAATTCAATTCATCAAAGTCGGTGCGTAAAATCCCACCGTTTCATATTCTCAACGTCGTCGCTACATCAAATATATAACTATTTATAACAGAAAGTCAAATAAAAAAGGAATTTATTTTCGCTTTTTCCTGCGGAGGGATATCCGAAACTTGCGCTTTTTCTTAGGTTTTTCAGGCTTTTCGAAGGTGGTGTCAATGCTTCCGTCATCACCCTTAATTTTTTGTTTGCCGATCTTATTTATGGTAGTCGGACTCGCTGTCTTATTCGCAACGGCCACACCGATCAGCACCATTAAACCACCAAACAACATTAACAGAAAATCTTTTATTCTTACCATTTTGATCTCATTATTTGCGATTTAACGGCTTTTTCTCTCTTTTTGGATGCAAGCTCAATAGACTTGCATGAAACGAGCAGACAAAGCATAATACTAAGAAATAAACAACTTATACTCTTCATCTCTTCTCTTAATCAATCCTAATAGAGTTTTTCCATTAGCTTTTGACCACCTTAGAAAATTATAATGAAGCACATTTGTCTGCTTTTCTCCGATGTAATCAACAATTTCCTCCTCTTTAATGTCAACTATTTTATGATAGCTTTGCGAAATAACTAACTGGAGTAAAGTAGAGCTTTTGAAATTTCCGATTCCAAGATTAAATATCCAACTAACCAAAGCGTCAAACTCTCTTTGCGATAAACCTAAATTGAAATTATTTAAAAACGACTCCGTTTCTTGTAGATCATCTTTGAGATACTGAAGAGCTTGCGCTTCGCTACACATATCACCTTCTTTCACTCCTTTTATGTGGCCATATCCAATAGTCCACACGCCGGCCGGGCATAGATAAGCACTAAGTTTTAATCCTTCATATTTCTGTATCAATCTGATACCAAGTACAGATGTAGTCAATTTATTCATACTTTCAGATTTAAAGCCATCCCATGCGGCCGGTTCTAGTTCTCTTTTTTTTTCAACTCATGATGTCTGCCGCCACCTTTTTTGATGTTTGGAACAGCACGATCCGCGCTTTTCTTCAATAGGTTAATGATTGACCGTGATTTTTCGCTCGGAAATAATCTTATTGCTAATTCATAAGCTAACGGCCCCAGCCAAATCCAATTATTTGAAATGAAATTTAAAGTGGTTTCCATAATATATAGTTTTAGTGTTAATCTTCTTTTTTACCTACTATCACACCAGGTCTGATCTGCTCAATATGATCCATCAACTTTCTCATTAAACGTATCTGCTCATCATGTTCGTTACTTGTCTGCTGTAGCATAATCGACAAAGTATCTGTTTGTTCTTCAAATTCAATCATGTGTAGGCTATCGGTCCTTTCAGGCTCTATGTCTGCCTGCGCAAAACTAATTCCCAGACAAAAGAAGCAGCATGTCATTAAGCAGCTTAGTTTTTTCTTTGTCATTTTCAACAAGTTTTTGAACATCGTTTTTCAAGTGTGTAAGTTCATTGTTTAAAACATCTATCTGAGCGTTCTTAACCTGTTCCTCAAGTCTTGTTATTCGCCTCTCGTTCATTTGTTGAGTTACTCTAATTCTCTCATCCATACGAATAGAGGTGAAAACATTTGACGAAATAGCCAAAAACAATCCGCCGATCGCAATCCATGTTCCGATAGATATCTTCTTTGTTGCTGCCATGTTGCTAATATAATGGTACTACTGAATCACATTTTATTCAACATCAAACACATTTCCTTCTCCCCATATAGTCTCCAAATATGCCTTTGTTTTGATCGCTGATGAATCAACAAAAGATTGTTGTGAGGAGAAATGTAATGTGTACATATTTGCCGTCGATGTGTCGCCTGTTAACAATAGCGGCTGATACTTACTAGGGTTTACCCTAATCGTGTAATCAGTCCAATACTTTAACAACATTTCAACATTGCCTGTGAAATCGAAATTGCTAGAATTAATTATTTCATTTGAAACAAATACGGTGTCATGGTAATTTCCAAACACGTCAAACTTGTTTACTATTACATAGTTCTGAGCATCTACCTGATTTGGCAGTAGATTTATCGTAATGTTAAATACGATTGCGAAAATTAAAAGTGTTTTTTTCATATGTTCTTATTTATCTGATTGTTAAAATTGTTGAAGGTGTAACTGTTCCGTATGTGCCAGCTGCCGTAAAATCAATTCCTAATACACTACCACCGATAGAAGATAGCATCATAAATTTTATTTTATCGCCAGCGTTAATATCTTCCGTCCACTCTATACTTTGCACTGAGGTCTCTGTTGATGAAAGTTCTACAATTATTTGAGCGCGCGGTATTGGCGAGAATCCAGCCCCTGTATCTTTTTCAATCCAGAATTTCAATGATTGTACAGTTCCAGAACTTGTCCTCTTGCATTGCGGTTGGAATGTAAATGTACATTTCTGGCTCGTGTTTATTGTTAAAATAGAATCCCCAACAGTGTGCGTTATGGAATCACCTAGCAAATCATTTGTGTTAAATGTCACAGCTTGAGGCAACGTTGCTGCGCAAAATTGATCGCTTGTGTCTGTCAAAGTAGATATAACGGCATCTTCATGCGAGTATGGTTGCGCCCATGTTACACCTCCGCTTCCGTCCATTCTTAGTATTTGTCCTTCCAAGCCCTCTGCTGCCGGAAACGAGTAACCTGTAGTAGTTGGATTTCCTATACTAAGTAGCCCATGAATGGTCAATGAATCATTTGCAAAATCACCATCCAAAAGCGGAGTTGAAGTAGCAGAGTTATCTATCATTAATCTGTTCGATTCTGTAGTTAATGTTGCTCCGGCGTTTGAGCCTATTAACACATTTCCAGTTCCTGTTGTCAGTGCAGCGCCTGAATTTGTTCCGATGCCTACATTAGACGAACCAACAAACGCCCCAATTGCACCCTGTAATGAGCCATAGCCGATCGCCGTATTGCTTGACCCTTGAGCATCAAAGCCGGCGTTCGTTCCGATAAATGTATTAAACGCCCCTGTTTCAATGTCTGGTCCTGCGTTTCTTCCAATTAGCGTATTATCATGTCCCGTTGTCAGGCTTGAGCCACTAAGATACCCGATTCCAATGTTGTAATCTCCCGTTATATTTGAACCCCCTAAAGCTTCTCTCCCTATAGCTATGCAGTAATCACAATCTGTTGCTGATTTCAAACTCCAAACACCAATCCCAATACCTTCTATCCCTGTTGTAACTCCGACTCCTGACTGGTAACCGAATAAATAATTATTACCTCCAGCGCCTATTATACTTGCTCCGGCACTCGTCCCCATCAAGATTTTATTTCCGTCCATATTAATATATGAGCCAGATAATCCGCCATTACTTAGTATTTGAAAAACAGGTGTGCTAACGTTGTTTCTGAACACCGCTTTACTAAACCCTGCCCCGTCCGAAAACTGAACAGTTAAAGGGTCTCCAGTCGTTGTCTTCAAATACATTCTCCCTAGCGCGTCTATGTCAAACCCTGCCGTTAGTGAACCTGTTCTTAAACCAATTCCTCCTGTGCCGTTAAAAAAAAGATTGTTAGCTCCAGTCGTTACCGTTGTCGTCCCACTTAGACTGCCTGAACCTGTGTATAGACTGTTGGTTATGTAACCTTTATCCAATACAAACTGACGAACCTTCTGTAAACTATCCTCAGTTTCTGTCCGTACACTATCAACCGACTGGCTTACGTATGTTTCTGAAACGCCTCCACCAATAGTAGACACATCCCTATATTTAACCTCCCCGTCTGCTGCTCTTACCATAACCTCATTTAAAGCATTATCATTACTTAACGGTTGGCTTATTTTCACCTTTGACCCGGTTGTTATTTCTAAAGCTTCTGTCCCTTGACTTTTTAGATAAAACGGGATAGGGTCGTTGCAATCAATCATTGACTCTGTAGTAGTGTTAATCATTCTCAAACCGTCTATAGCAGACGAATCACCGCCAACAGTCAGCCCAATGCCAACAGAAGTGCTTCCATGAACATGTAAATTATACATTGGTGATTGCTGATTTAGCCCCATCGCTGACACTCCATAAATAACACCATTGATTGTTACGCGGACTGTGTCTTTTTTGTTTATCTGATTTGTTGTGACAGAATTCTTAACAATATCAGGCTGTGCGAAAACTCCAATAGTAGCAAGAATAAGCGCGAATAATATTATTTTTTTCATTATATGATAACTTTTTCTAATTTGACATAAATAGTTACCTGTCCCGATCCCCATCCATCTGAGCTTATGAAAATTTGCTGATCGACAGTCTTTGAGAATAACCTTTGTATAATTGGACAGTCTACAAAACCATTTGCTCCTACTGGTTGAGAATGTACAATTTCATCAGCACCTCCACTTAAGCCGATTGATATGTTCCCGGCCGGATTTCCTGTTTCTTCCTCAATAACGATACTCGTTATTCTATGTCCTGCCGGTATTAAGAATCCAATTGCGACATCAGAATTAATATTTTCTTGTTTAAACATTCCAAGAAAAACATCTCCAGGCAGTTTCTGCGATTCATAAACACCACCTCCCAGGTGTTTTGCTACATCAATGTAGTCGCCTGCCTCTATTTGAGTTACACTATTCGGATAGTTTTCTATTTTTCCGCTCATATCAGAAATTTGTTTTGATCGTATTATCGATCTTATCTGTGAATTTAATTAAAAATTTCGAATTTATGTTGTTTTTGAAATGCTCAACCTCAGAAATCTCTTTGATTGATACACTCAAATCTCTGTAAACCTTCTGATTGTGTGCATTGTAATCGTTCACTATTATTTTATTTGCGAGTATTTTATCGTAGATAATCACTTCCGAAATATTGAAAGGCAAAAGGTCTGTATAAAGACTGTATGTTGTTGTTATTTTTGTTTGTATTTGCTCCTTTTTATACGTTCCGGTCATATATTCATCGATCTCAATATCTGGCTCCCAGTCTCCGAATTTTCCACCTATCCTTACAGACCTCATCCACCCATCAGGCAAATCACTAAGAACCAATGAATAATCAAACTCGCTTGAAATTATGTTGCCGGTTTGATAACTGTCTATTCGAACCGTGTGATTTGCGTTTCTTGCAGTATATGGCATCAGTCGAAACTTAACACTTGATAGTGTAATTTGCTGGCCGAGTATATTTTTAACAGTCTTGATTTGATAAGTGGCGGCCCCATGTGCAATTAGAACTTTTTTCCAGTATACGATAAATCCAACATATAAAGGAGCATCAACAAATGAAGGGTAGTAATCACCATAGGTATCATCAACTATATCAGCTAACTTAACTCCATTCCTCCAAAGCTGGTAATTGATAGTGTCGGCAGCTATAAGTTTCTGGGCCAGAAAACTAGATTTGTCGTTCTTGTAGCTTTCTGTTGCTGTTGTAGATGCAAATTTCTTTTCTATGTATTCACACGACAGGCAGCATAGATTGAAATCACCCTCTTCTATTGAAGGAATTGTCGGCAATGTTTTCCCTTTAAGTCTTGTCGCCAGTCCCTTTCCTGGAATCATTGGATTTGTATTAACAGCATCTAGTATTATCATGACAATTGTTTATTTATTCCGCCAGATGTTTGTTTTATAGTTCCGTCAGATGTTAATTTATATACACCTACGGCAGACTTCCCATCATCCAAACGCCCGTATAAATCATAATCAATAGAACTATCAATTCTATCTACAAATATAGTGCATTCTGCATATACCTTTCCACCATCTATCCTTAGAGTAGTATCGCCAATCGGATTTAACGCCATTTCATCGCGCAAAGAACTGCCTTCGTAGATGTCATCTGAACTGCTATTTGACGGCTGTATTTTATTAACCGCCCAATAACCTAATATGTCGGTAAATGGCCCAGATGTGTCGGTATAAATAACCTGCATAAACGTATTACCATCACTTCTTATAGCTCCACCCAAATCCGCGCCCGTATCTGGATGCAATGTCTTTATCTCTGCCGTCCAGTCTGCCGGCTCATCAAATGCCTTTACATCTATGTCTGGTGAACTCAACAAGTAGACAGTTGTTCCGCTACGTCCAAGATCATCAACTCCAGAAATATTTAATCTTGTTGCAAGCTTTATCTGATAGCCATCAAGGTTAGAATAATTTGAACTTAGGTAATTTAAGTTATCATTCGGCTTTGTTTTGTCGTAAAAATCAGAATCAACGGCTCTATTCAATATCCAATCTTGCCACTTTATCTTCTGCGCTATCTGTAAAGAATAATTCTGAATATCAACAACCCTTGCTCCTGTAGTAAGTTTAATTGAATTGAAACTATCACCTGATTTCAACATGTAGCCTCTTTCTGTATCAACCTCAAGCTGCTGAACACCACCAGAAACAATCGATCCACTTACAGGAAACGTATAGTTATCAAGAATGAAATATGAATTTTTAACAGAATTATACGCAATAAGAAGAAATTCAAGTGAATTAACGAAAGCATTCTTTGCTAAATCAAGAGCAAAATCATGTTTTATCACATGACCATCAGCCGGCCACGTTCTTAATGAGGTGTAGCCAGTATCAATGTCCGGATCTTGATTATGCTGAAATATCTGCCAGTCAGCTAATGTCACAAGCCCTGGTATCTCTGCTGATAAATCATAATTATTAACGTCGGCTATAAGATTCACCGCATCGCTATCCGAGTTAGTTGTTGTCTGATCTTGAACCTCTACGCTTATAAAGTATCTGCTATCTGATGTTAGTCTTAATTGCTGCGCGGTTGTGTATTCAAAGTCAACAAGAACAACCAACTTTCCAGCAACTATAGAAGGACTGATTAATTTTATTACGCCAGTTCCACCTGTCGTTGCTCCTATGTTAGTTCTGACAGTATCGTATATGAAATTTTCAAGCATATCAGTAACAGTGTCCTGATACTCTGTCTGTCTCGCCAAGTATGATGTGTATACGCTTACATGATCACCGGCCGCAAAAGCACCTGATAATTTACTGAGCGTTATTGTTGCTCTTGTCTTGCTTGATATTTGTAAACCATCTGTCGAATCTCCTGTAATAGAATCCTGATAAACGATCGTATCTACCGTGTAATTAGAATCAAATCCATTGTTTACCTCGCCAAAATAGCCAACAGACCCCAAGTTATTATCAACCAATGCCGTCTTTGCTGTGTTTGGATTACTTAGTGCGGTTCTAAACTCAAGTTGATAAGAGTGTTTTATAGTATTTTCGCCGGCGAATAAATCGGGAGGAGACTGATTCTCTATATTAACATCATTATCCTCAAGGTACCACGGATTTAGAACGAAAATATGTTCTATTTCAAAGGATTGCACATAACCAACCGTTCCAACCTTCCTTGCTCTCGCGGATCCACTTATGGCCCCATTTAAAGTACCTTTGAAACTCATGTTTTTGAAAGAAGTACTTAGTCCGTCTGCATAATATTCTTGATCTCCTCCAGACACTTTAGAAATAACATTAAACTCCTCGTTATTTTCAATCAAACCCCACCTATATATCAATGCAGTTAAAGGAGTTGTTCCTTTAATCCCTGAGTCTGTATAATTTCCGTCCGGAATAGATCCTGCCGTGATAGTATAGATCATATATTTACCATCAGAACTAATTGAATCTATCGTAAATGAGGCTTGAAATGTCTTTGACGTTGACCAGTTTATCAAATGATCGCAAGTGTCTCCAACTTTAAACCCTTCATTTATAAATGAGCCGGTAGTTTTTCTCATGGTATTACCATCTACTCTCCATGCGTCAGATGCCGAATTTGAAGCAAACCACTCTACGTCGACCTTTTGCAATGCTTTAACACGACCAGCTACATTGCCTCTTAAATTAGGCGTGTAATCACCCGTATTTAATGAGAAGTCGCTCCCGTTCTTTGTTTGGTAAAAATACCGAGAATCCTTAACTATTATCTGTACTGGCATGTTTTAAATCATTAATTAACTTCATGAGATCATTCTGTGTTATATTGTTGCTTCTGATGTCTTTTAAGATGGAAAGAAAATACTCGCGCTTCTCTTCCGGTAATTTCATTATCATCTGCTCCGAGTTTTCTGCAGCTATCTCAAACAATTTCTTGTTTGCAGAAATACTTTTTTTCAGTTGATTCATTAAATCGTTCATAATTCCCTCGTTGTTTCTTTCAGGTTTCTAGTGTATGGCTCTCTGATCCACCATGATGCAATCGCTTTTTGCTTAGAAGGACTCCACTTTAAATCAACAAATTTCCCTTCTCTACCATCAAATGTACGGAAATATGAGTTTTTAATCAACTTTTTATAATCCTCATAGCCTAAAGGTATCTCTTCTTCTTCATAATAGACCTTTTGTCCCACGTAATCCCTCAGCACAAAAGAGTCTCCATAATGGTAAGTTGTATAAAAATACAAAGCACCCCATATGCTTCTATGATTTATTGGAATTTTCCCTGATGAATCAAGATATAATGTCTTCGGTTTTGTATAATTATTGTCAGATACTTTCAACATTCCAACTTTACTTTTGACTCGCTTCTTTAATCCCGGGTTCTTCCCGAATAAGTCAGCCACCTCGTCAATAACCCCTGCGACTTCTGATATTAATACTTCAAGTGCGTTGAGCTTACTCTTCCTTGCTCCCAGCGCGAGATTCCACGAAGTCTCCTGATAGCCTTTGATTTGTTTTTTTCTTTCATTGCCCACCGAGATTGCGTCTGTTGTGACCTCAAGGTACGTTCCGGTTGAATCGTCAATCGTCCAATCATCTTTAATGTCTGTTGAAAATCTGAATAATTTATTTGCCTTTAAATCTTGTGTGTTGTACTTGAATCTAGGAGGAAGGATGTTTGGCATTACATAATCAGACCTTTTTATCCAGAAATCAGAATCTATGTTTTCAAAGTGAACAACATTACCTTCTATTGCCATCTTAGCCCTAAACTTACTCTGTAGTATCTTGAACATTTCAAGACAATTATAGCCAAGATCATCAGCGCGAGGAATTGCTTTGTCCGGCCCTTTCGGAAAATCTATAAAGCCTTTTTTATCAACACTATCTAGCCTGTTATTTGATGGGAGATAGTGGCCTCTGTGCAAATCTGCTATTGTCGATGAAAATTCGTAGCCCAGGTGATTTATAACGTTTTTCAATAAATTATAATAGCTGATAACCTTCGCTTTTCTCTTTGGAGGGATAAATGTATTTATCAAACTATTTCCAAGGTCAATAATCTGCAACAACATTATAGCAGTATATGCTGTAATAATCAAGGCTTCTGCTACTGCGAATATGGCAGCCGCTACCGATCCGGTAATTCCGGCAGAAAGATAAGCTACTGCACTTGAAATAGCCCTTTGTGTTTCTTTCACGGCCTCCGCAAACTCTTTGATCATTAAATAAAGAATAACCGAAGTCATTAACACCTCCAGCGCGTTGAATTTTTTTTCTACAACATAATCGATCTCGATATAATCTGAATTTGAAAAAACACCTATATATTCAAGATACCCATAAGTTAACGACTCTATCTTTTCTGTCAGGTCACCTATGTCGTTCTCTTTTATGTTTGCAAAGACTCTTGAATTAACAAGGTCTTGCAGATAATTTTCTGCCAGATTAAGAAAGCCATCAAATAAAACACTTTCTCCATTTCTGTTTCTTACTCCATACATAAAATCAGGCCCCTCGAATATACCAAGCCCACCATTTAATCCGTTATCAATCCAGTCTTTTATTAATTGAGCGTTATTGTTTACGAATGTAAACGAATCGCTATTTACAGAAGCCTGTACAGCTTCGTCGTTAAATGTTGCTAGAATCTGTATGTCTTCCCACTCAACCGGCGCTGGCCTACTCTGCCCGTTTATCTTAAAAAATGGTCTGCCGGTTATTGATATTTCAGCCATTATAATGAGATTTTTTTGTAAATATTATTAATAACTCCCTGTCTTTTTGTTGATAATTTTATTAAACCTGTTATCATATCTACGTTTGCATTGTTGTCTTGTGGCAGCTCTCTTAGAATCGAAATCATGGTATCTATTCCGTCTACTTTTGTTATCATTGTACTACCTTTGACTTCAATCATTCCTTTCTTGTAAAGATAGCCTAAATTACCTAAAACTTCATTTGATATTCCTGTTGTTTTGATGTTGTCTTTTTCCGGCATGACTCTTTCTCTTTTATGAAGTATGGATAAGAATCCTCCTTTATTATCTACATTCCCACCGCTTCCAGTATCTTCAATTCCCTCATAGAATGCAGGAAGTGCCTTAATTGCAGAGGTTAATAATGTAATATCGGCAAGAGTAGAGCCAACAGCATTCTTTTCACCTGCTTCAATCTTTGATGCATATAATGTTAATCCTGTTTTAATCAATTCTGTTTGAGCTTCTCTCTGCTGTGCTTTTTCTTTCTCACGTGCTAATTTATCAGCTTGAGCTGCTTCAAATGCTAGACTTTCCTCTACATTTAATACACGCTTGTCGGCTAACATTTGAAGTCTTGAAACTTGATTTTCATTCGCTTGTATTTCTTTATCAAGTGCCTGTTGCCGTTCTTTGTTTTGCTTATCTAAAATAGTACCTATTACCTCAGCACCATTCCTTATTATTTCTGCTCTTCTTTGCGCTGCCTCTCTTTCTTGTCTTTCAATAATTGACAATGCTAACTCTTTCCTTTTAATTCGCCTTTCCTCTGCCTCATCCTCTTGTTTTTGCAGTATATCAAAGCCTACTTGACGCATAGACTTAACATCTTTCTCGGCATCAACAACTCCAAGAAGCGCCTCTTTCTCTTCCTCTAATGCTTTTATTCTCCCTTGAATCCTTCTTATCTCAGGTATAGATTGAGCCTCTAATAATAATTTGTTTTGCTCTTTAATTTTTTCGTTAACATTAGCGATTAATCCTTCTTGCTTCGAGTCTCCTTCACCCTGTTCTTTAAATAACTTTATCCTTGCCTCAATCAAAGCAAGATTTCTTTTATTTATTTCAATTTGAGTCTCTAATTGCTCAGAATTCAATCCTATTTCACGTCTCAATCTCGAATCAAGATCACCCTCAATTCTTTCCTTGAGTTGATTTAACGATTGAAGCTCAACGTCAATAGCATCTTTTTCTACTCCCGTTGCCTCATTCCTGGCTTTTGTTCTTAACTCTATTAATTCAGTAATCCCTTTTAAACTTTTCCCTTCGTCCGAGTTTATTTTAATAGATTTTTGCTGAGATTCTTGAATATCCAATAATGCCAAATTAGCCTCAATTCTTGACTTTAAACTTTCTGTTTGAGTTCTATTTAGTTCACCTAATGCATTAATCAAATCTTGCGTTGATCTTGTTTCTGATAATATATCTTGAGTCCTTTCTAATTGGTCATTAAAGTCAGATTGAGAATCAGTAGCGTTGTCGGTTTCTTTCCAAAATGCAATAATCAATGTTACTGCGGCTGCCAATGCTGATGCAAGAAGTCCAACAGGATTGGATTTAACGGCAGTATTAAAGGCTTTCATTGATATTGTTGCAACCTTAGTTCCCTTTGAAAATAATGATTGTGCTGCGGCTGCTGCTCGTTGCCCTAATGTATATGCTCTTAGTGCTAAATTAGATGCAACTATTGCTGTTTTATATGCAATAAATCCTGCTGTTAATGCTGCCAATATCCTAATAATAGTTCCTAAATTCTTTGCAAGGAATCTCAATCCTGCTGATAATTTAGAGGTGACCTGATCACCTTCATTTAATGAAATTAAATATCCCTCCCATGCAGAGGTTAGCAGTTTAACTGCGCCATCTAAAGTGTTTAATTGTTCTGCTGCAACTTTTGAAGCTACCCCTGCAAAGTCATTTTCCAACACGTCCGAAAGCTCTTTAGTCGCTTCAAGATTTTTTGATAAAACAACGCTTGACACGGCAGCACGTTTACCGAATTCGTCATTTGCGGCAGTTAGTTTATCTTGACTATTTGCGATCTGCTCAAGTATTTCCTCGTAGTTTAATCCTTGCTTCGCACTCTCGATAAATATATTTCTTAATGCGGTTGCCGAGCTACTTGCATCGATACCGCTATCGGATAATTTTCCTAATATCGCAAGCGTTCTTTCGAATGATACACCAGCAGCATTTGCAGCTCCACCAACAATCGGTAACGCTGTTTGTAATTTACTAAAATTAAGTGCTGATTTCTGCGTACTTAAAGTCAATTTGTCTAAAGTAGAGCCCGCATCTGTTGTATTTAGATCATCAAATGTTTTAATTACAGCACCCGTCAACTCTGCCGTTTCATCCAATTGAGCATTTAAAGCAATTGACCCATCAATAGTATCGCCAGTTAGATCAATTATTTCAGATTGAGTAAATCCTAAGCGTGCATAAGCTATTTGTAATTGAGTGACTTCTTGCGCTGTCTTTGCAGTAGTGGAACCAAGACGAATAGCATCTTCTGTTAATACGTTTATTTCTTGTCTTGTCTTGTTTAATACTCCTGCAAGAACAGCATTCTCTTTTTGGAAATCTCTTACAATTGTAATACCATTTCTTAAAACTCTGAATGCGCCGGCTGCTCCTAGCGTAACCCCTGCCGCACTAATAATATTCGTTAGACTTCTAAATGCAGATGCATAATTGCCAACATTGCGTTGAAATTGTCCTACGTTGGCATCAACTCTCTTGAGTTTATTATCTAATGCTGTAACTGATTTTAAAAGCCTCCTTGCTTCTTTTGAGGTCTCTCCTTGCGACAGGGCAACATCTTTGTATTTCTTCCTTAAATCGTTTAATTTACGGCTCTCTTTCTCATATAAAGATACAAGTCCTAGTTTCTCCCGGGCAAGTTCTTTATTAATCTTAGTTTGTTGCTGGACTTCAAGTCTTAATTCAGCATTCTTTTGAGCAACAGCAGACGTGGATTGAGCTAATTTAGCATTCAATTTCGCCTGCTCTTTTAATAGTCTTTCTCTTTCTTTCTCTACTACGTTTAATTCTTTGACTGTTTTCTCTGCCTTATCTAATGATGATAAAACTTTGTTAACATCTTTATATCCTTTTAATGGATTCTTGTTTGCAAGCTCACTTGATGTTTTTAAAATATCCTTTAGATCACCTTCAACAACATTTAATACCTCTGTTAGCTTCTTTGCGCTTTCAATGGCATCATTAAAAATCCCCTTTTGAATTACCTGTTCATCTGTTATTCTCTTTGCCATGCTTCTTTACGTTGTTAATGTGTGACATAAATAATTTAACAGAGGTAGTTGCAGGATCTACACTTCCAAATGATCTTGATAATTCACTTGCTAAATCATACAAATCAAAATCACCGCCTCCATTAACTGAATCTTCAGCTTCTTTTTTTGCCCTATCTGCAAATACCTGTAAATCTTTTCTACCGTCAACATAAATTTCGACCATGTAATCAAGCCACTCCTTCATGTATTCAATGTAATTTTCAATATGTTTAGGGATTCCATACTCTTCAAAATACTGCTCATTTATTCCCTCCCAAATATTTTCTAAATTATCAGGAGCTTTTTCATCTACCACTAACAAAGTCAAATCACCTGTTCTTGTGACCTTGTCAAATACTCCAATTGGTAAAGTTTCCAAATCCTTGTATATCATATCAATTTCAATGTTTCTTCAATAAATAACGGCAATATAAATTCAGCTAGTTTTGTAATGTTCTCATCTGTTAAGCCTTCAAACTCTCCGTATTTTATTCTCAATTCCTCTCTTACATCTTCACCGTCTTCAAATTTTGGCGGAGCTTCTAATATAATTGATTCACCTTCTCTTCTAAAAGTCCAACCTAAATGGAATGATCCTGTATCATAAAGCGTAACATGATCGATTATTCCTCCGGGCCCTGATAATTGGCTTTTAATATATTCTGTTAAAAATGTATAACCAGGTGTTAATTCTGAGCCATCTACTCCTACCCCTCTTTTTAATAATTGATCTTCTGTATTCAGGTCAGTTGCGAAGTTCTGTGTCTTAGCGTACAAATAAACAATATCAAGAACTTTGCTTTCTGTTAGATTTATCACATTATTCGCTATTTTTCGCAACTCTTCCATAATAAAAAAGGAGGCAAAGCAAACCGCCACACCTCCTTCATCCTTCCTATGAGTTAATAATTACTTCTTTTTATTAGCCTTTTTCACAGGCTTGATAGATTTACCACCATTCATCTCTTTGTATGCTTGTTTTAAGTCATAACCTTTCAGTTTTCCTTTATAACGATCTGAAAATTCATCAAATGTCATATTAGCAACAGCGTCAAGATTGAAGTTGGTATTTCCTTTAGTTATATTCATAGCTTAAAGTATTTTATGCAACAGCCTTTTGAGCCGGCACACCATCAAGGCCAGTTTTTACAACATTCACTTCTAATACATCTGCAATATCTTGTGCAGCGTAATCAAGCGTATGTTCTCCAGTTGTAGCATTGTAAGTAACTCCTGTGATAGCAACAGAGGCTGTGTCAGTAACATTATCAAGTGAGAAGTCAGCGATAACAAGATTCTTGATAACGTTTTTGTTATTGATTGCACCATACTTTTCAGTCACCTTAACGACCATTTGAGTAGTTCCTGCTGAAATTATATCAATATTAGCATCAAGCAAGCCCCTTACTCTAACAAGATTAACATCAGCGGCAACATCAACAACAACCAGGTTTGAATCTTTTTCTGATTGCATCACTTCCATGTTTGCAATAACTTTCTGATAATTTCCCTCGATGTTTAGGCCGGTAATGATTTGCAAGTTCTGTTCGTTCATTTCGATTTGACGAACAACTTCTGCTCCAGAATCGTCAATATCTTTCATCATCAACATTTTATTGTTGGATAAGAATATCACAAAACCATGCTCAACACATTTGAACGCTTCCAAACAACCAGCGAAAGTAGGGTCTGCCTTTGGGAATTCAATTCCGAAAGTTCTTAAACCCTGCTCTGTCTCGATGTTGTTTCCACTTGCCAATGCAGTAGTAGATCCGGCCGCTCTCTCTGTAGCAACGTTTTCAAAACGAGGCAATACGCGGAGTTTCTTCGAGTCATCAATGTTATTAATAATAGCGTCAAACCAAGCTTTATTAAACGTGGTTGAAGCAACAGGCCACTCATTACGAGAGCCATCATTTGCAATCATGGCGATCAAAGCACCGCCCTTTGCATTTCCTAAGATTGCAGGGCAGTTGCTCAATGCAACGTTTAATCCTGCTGAATCACAACTACAATAATTTAACATTTGTCTTTTTTTTAAGTTAGAATTAGAATCTCAAATATATTAAAATTTTCACTCACAAGCAAACGGAGGCAACACATCTATCTCCGGACGTGTCTCTACTCCGCTTAATTTCTCACCCAATAAGTCTGATTTATGGCCCTGATCTGCGACGAATTTACCGAAATCAGCGTGTGATATTTGGCGATATTTGTTCCAATCTTCAAAATATTTCCAGTCTTTTTCAACATATTCATAAATAAATTCAGCTAAATTCCTCATTCTGTCAATAACAATGTCGAAATGATCTTCCGTATCTTCCAATTTATCGGCAGCATCCAAGAAAAATAAAATAGGTTGCACCTTACGCTCGATCGGGCCTTTTCTGTAGATATCCTCCCAAACGATATGATAAAGCCATATGAATGGGCTTTTTTCGCGCCATTCCATTGTTTTCAACTTCTTCTGTATGGCCATTGGTGTTCCATATAGAAAAGTAGGGGTTTTTAAGGTCACAATCTTTGGATCAACAATTACTGATTCAACCGTAAATGAGTCCGATCCTACCAATGCTGCAATCGTATATTGCTGACCATCTATATCAACATACTGTCCATCTCTGGCATGAAGTAATTTACTAATTTGAATGGTTGTTACTCCATCCAATTCGGAAAACGAAACAACATCCTGAGAAAAATCAATGTCGTTTATGTAGTTTTGCAGTATATTTTCGAATCGTCTAAGCATGATACTAATATACTAATTTTCGAAGTTCTATTTTGTCGCTCATTGCTATTTCGCATGGGAAATACATAAAATAGGGTTTTTTATAATACCATGAAAAGTACTTATTGTACATAAAAGCCATAATCTGCGAGCAAGTAGTTCCTTTAGGCTTACCTGTTACCCAAATATCCCATTTTCCTTTTGATAGTCGGTAAACAACCGCATTTACCATAAATCCGAAATAAGACCTGTAGGAATAATTACTCCATACGTCCTCTCCGGCATATCTACGCTCGTGTCGTAGCATTTCCTTTAATCCGTGAGGGTGCAAAGTATCTTTAGGTACTCCAACCCAAACCTCTTCTTTTTTATCGGCATACTCGGTTAAAAAGTCGCTCCCTTGGAATTTACCTGGATTGTCTTGTTCAAAAACAATCATCTGCCCTTCTATATCGTCAAAGTTTCCGGTGTGGTTCTGATCAGTAATATATTTTGGAGCATCTGGATATTTTAATCTTTGGAACCATCTGATCCCTTTTGCAAGGGTGGTCTTGCCGACTTTGAACAATAGATAGCCGTCCTCAAGTTCTGATATTTTAATAGTTTTCGCTGACATACGTTGAGAAATCAAGGTTTAATTTATCCTTTGTGGCTTGATCGTAAATTCCAGATAATGGCAATGTAGCGTTTACATTCAGGGCAGTTATCCAATTGCCACTCATCAACGCTTGTTGTATGTCGTGCGTATGCAGCTCAAAATCAAATCCCTGCTGTTGTGTTATTTGCCCTGTGATAATCTTTATATAAATGTCTGTCCTAAATGAATTATAATAAGTCCACCCATCCTGAGTAATACGAACATATCTTTGCTCATGAAGAGTTTTAATAGTATCCGTATCCGTTACTTCCACAAACCCATCCGGGCAGGTTTCTTCAAAGGCTACCGCCAATGGCGAAGAGTCTGGTATGTGCCAATATTTACGCATTACAATTTAGCTTGAGCCCCCCACCTTCGTGGAACCAATATCCCTCCAACCAATTCATAACTGTATTTAATCCACCACATATCACCAGGTCTAATCTGTAAATCAGCCGGCATATCAAAGTGATTTTCAGGTGTTGGAGATGGCGATGTATCCGTTAATCTAATCCAATAATTATCTGTGTCTGCATTATTTCCATTTACAAACACAAAAACACGCTCTGTCACTTCTATATCATCAGGTACAGGAGGTGCTACAATGCTGTCAATGTCTATATTTCTGTCTGATGTGAATCTTAAAATAGTATATTTTTCAACCTCCGGTATTAATAAATCTGTCTGATCTCCTGTCAATATACCTGTTTTATACGTATTTCCAAATAAAACACCTCCCTTAAAAGTCACATTCCCTTCAAATGTAACATCACCGTCAAATGTAGGATTGCCTGATGTGACCGGTATTCTTTGATCAGTTCCCATTACGTCTTGTAAACATAAGTTATTACTACCCTCAATCCTTTCGTGTCTGGCACCGTGTATGGAATAGAACCGATTGTGTCCTGATCACCATTTGGTGAAAACGTGGCAACGTAGCCATCAGGAACAATCACACCTTTTAATGTTCCATTTTTACCATCAAACCAAATAGACATACTCTGAACATCGTCAGTAGTACTGCCATTGACAAGACTTTCAACTATATCAATATTCCTTTTAACTCCTTCCGGAGGACTTACAACAGCATTAACATCAAGTTTTTGATTCAGATAGTTGTCTGATAGTTCTTGTAGTAGTGTCTCTCGCGTCCACGGCCCTGCCGGTTCTGTTATAGCCCTGGAGTCAATAGATGAATTAGGGCGTACAGGCGTAGTGTCGTCATGCTTTCCTCTGATTACTATTGTATAGTCGTCATGCTCAAATCTAAAGGCGTGTGTACCATTAGAGGGGAAGTTTGAAACTATTTTGCCCACGGCATCCTTCAATAGAACATTGTTCCCCTCTTTTATTATTTGAGTGATTAAAGCCAACTGATAGGTCTTAAAGGTTGCATATTGTTTTCCGGGTAATCTGCTTCATTCTCGCACATAAACCATTGTATTGCTGCATATGTGTCCACTCCTTTATTATACGTAAGTGGCAATCCCATTTGTTGTTGAGTGGCGTTTTCTGAGTTTTCAGCGTTTACTCTTACAATCCCTTTGTCAACAACTTGTACTGGAAAATTATTCACGTAATCAACGTAAATGAAGTATTTGAGCATTTCCTTTATTCCTTCTGACTGGACAATACCACAATCATCATCCTGACAGAACTTATCATAAATCTTTTTGAATCGTTCCTCTGAGAATTCATTTTCAGGATCAGTATTGTAATCTTCGATGAATAACTCATATAAAGCACAACCCAACATCTTCTGCAAGATGTCAGGCTCTACTCTATCAATGACCGTTTGCAGATCAATATCATTTGCCTGCGTTGATGGTAATCTTAAAATCCCTTTCGAGAAATCCTCTGGTTTTACAAACATATTACAGACCTAATTTAGCTCTTTCTTCTTGAAGAATTTGAGCTTTCAATTGTTCTTTTTTACGTTTAGCTGTTTCGGCTGCCTCTTCATCAGCTTTCTTTTTTGCTTCGGCCTCTGCCTCTTTGCGCGCTTTTGCCTCTGCTGCCTTTGCTTCCTTATCAGCTTTCTTTTTAGCTGCCGCTTCTGCTTCTAGCTCTTTACGAGCCTCCTCACGTATTGCGTCAAGCTCTTTTTGCTTTTCTGCTTGCGCTTTCTTAACCGCGTCAGCTTTTGCTTTTGCCTCGGCCTTTGCTCTTTGGTCAGCTGTATCAACCCACTTTTGAAAAGCTTCTTTCGTTGATTCCTTGCAATACTTATCGTCGATCAGTCTTTGACCGTGTGAATCACTAGCATTTAGCATGTGACCCTTTTTCATTCCGACTGGATGATCTTTAATAAATTCTACGTACATATCGTTATGTTTTTAAAAAAGCCCACCCAAGTAATAATGAGTGGGCTTTCTTGATTTATTTTTCTGTTAACTATTAGGGTGCTACAACTTCTGTGATTGCACCGATCGCAGTAGCAACATCTGAACACCTCATGAAAGCGTTTGCGTTGTTGTTCTCTACCAAGAAATTCAATCTCTCATAACCCTTCAGGTCAGCAATCTCTTTTTCCCAGTTGTCTTTGTTTTGGAATGCGATCTCAATTTCAACAGTCTGACGGTCTACAATCTCTCCTTTAGTTGAATCAAATACATAAAGAGTGTTCTGAGGAACTAAAGTAGTCCAAACAACTCTCATACCTCCTACATAAACATCACCACCAGAAACAGTAACCCTTGCATCAAGGTAGTTGTTGTTTGCATCCTTGCGACATTGTACAAACTTGAACCAGTCAACTTTATTCACAAGTACAGTATCAGGAACAAATGCGTTTTGCTCACCTAATTCGATGATCTGTGTTTCCATTCCTAACACAAGATCAACATAAGATGCATCTTGAATAGAACCGGAAATGTCAGCAGCAGGATTGGTAGCACTAAACTCAGAAGATTTCAGGTTAATTGAGTTCAATTGCGGAGCAACACCTGTACCTAACAATAATTGCTGGTCAATTTTTAACGCGATTGATTGATCTAACAATCTTCTGATTCTAGACTCCATAAATGGATAGTCAGAAACAAACGCACGACAGAATTCAACTACGTCTTTTACAACCTCAGTCTGAATAGTAGACACTTTCAAAGTCTCTTTAGTGTTGGACGCTTTTGTAGCACACTTAGCAACGTTAAACGCATCACGAACGACTGTTTCTTGTTCTGTGTATTTGAAATACTCAGTAGATACAGGAATAACACCAAATAAGTTTCTGATCCTAGGCATTCTAACAGGAATGTCTGTAATCCCAGGTTTCATTTGAGCAAAGTCAGAACCGTTGGTGATGTCACCATAGGATTGAGAGGCTTTGAATTCAAATTTTACTTTTTTGTTTCCGTTGTCTTCAAGTGATTTTGCAATGCTGTCAGTTACGCCTTCGTCCCATGCGGATTTTAGAGCTGACTTGAATGTTGAATCAGACATGATGCCTTCTTCTTTCATTCTGTTGAACTCTTCGCCGTGGGCTTTGATGGCAGTCATCATTTCTTTAATGTCACTCAAAGTTATACCGCTTAATTCTCTTTCAAGTTTATCAATCTGCTCTTTAACCTCGGCTGACTGTTCAGCTTTTGCTTCAAGCTCATTAATCTTTCTTGCAATAGCTTCTTCACGCTCCTGGCGATTCTTCAACAGGGCGTTGTGATATTCTTTTGCCTGAGACTCATCAAGCTTATCAACTTCCTCTGCCGTCAGTTCATGAAACTTTTCGTTTTTAATCCATGCAACTACGACTCCTGCAGACAGGTAGATTCCACCACCACTAATAAGTGTAGCAAAATTAATCGCGCTAAAATCAATACACGCAACAATGGCAACCGCGATAATTGCCAAAAGTGTCCATGCGAAATACTTTAAATTTTTCATTGTTTTGTTTTTTTGTTTATAAAAATTTTAGTTTAGATTGAGTGGACTTTTCCGGCTCGGTATCAGGAGTGCTTGCGCGACTCATGTCTTTTTGAAATATTGTTGTTGCGTCGTTTGATCCTCCAGCAACGACTAAGCTGCCCTCTTTATGAATTGCAAGTTCCTCGACTCCCCAAAAGTGAGTATCGACATCTTCCTTATTTGCAATCAGATTTATACGACTATCAAAATATGCTTTTTCTTCTTTGTAATCCTCATCATTAGAATCAACCCCTAAGTTGATTTTGATGTAAGCCATGCGGATTGAGTTCTCAAAATCAGCCGACCTATTTTCAATTGCCTTTAACACTTCCGGCTTGGCAATATTCTCTTTTGCTATTTCAAAGATCAAAGCTTCTGTTTGCCCAGGATAGTTTTTGCCAACAACTGACCAATCAATCTTTTGCACAAACATCCTTACATCATTAGGCCACGCAACGATTGAATTGAATTTTAACTCATGGTCAAGCGCATAATGAACCTTTCCTTGCTGTTCAGTTGCTGTCTTGGTCATTGAACCATCAAAATGAACGTCTTTATGAGAATCAAAATATCTCGTTGTTGAAATTACAGGATAAATAAACCCATCCTTTGCTCCAAGAATTCCCTTTTCTGATGCAGTAAGCTTCTCAGCGTTCAAGAATGAGTATTGCCCTTTGTCTACAGCCTTGTATATCTGAGCCTTTTTAAGTCCAATAATACGTTCTTTGTTTTCTTTTAACGCTTTGAATAGCTCATCCTTTGAACTAAACTCCCTGCCTGGAAACTCTATCGCTTTAATTATCATTTTGTGATCACTTTTTTCTTTTGTTTTACTTCCTTTTGAAGTTGCTTTTTTAAAGGGCTTTCACTCTTTTTATCAAGTTCTTTTTGTATGTCCTTTTGCGTTTTCATACCCAAATATACTAATTCTGATCAGTTGAAACAAATACCTCCGCTTCATCGCGTGGAATTTCTAGTGATCGCATCAAGGTTTGAATCTTCGCCTCGTTGCTTATTTCAGCAGTTAGAATAGTCGTAATTATTTCAGCAGTAGACTTGCCTTTTTCTGCTTTTGTCTTTTCGTCTTGCTTAAGTGCCAGTATATTTGAAGTGTCTTGCTTGATGAAATATTCAGCATTACCAGCAGGAAAATCCCTCTTACTCCACGCTTTTACATAAGCCTTTTCAAAACCTTTCAGATATTTCTCATCGTTTGGCAATACTGCGTTTTTCCACATGTCTCGCTCAGACTTGTTGATGTACCCGTTTGATATTGATCTGGTACCAGGATCGTTCATCAACTCAGACTTAATGTCGAATATATTGCACAGATCACGCAGCTTTAGTGTTTTTCCTTCGATTATTTTTAACTGAGTAGGGTCCAGTCCAAGTTTTGTGTATTTCACTTTGGCCATTGATTGGATAATCTTGCCGGCCCAACCCGGTTCACCTACACCTAATCGTGCGTCAAGTAATTTCTGTTGCCTTTCTTGGTCTTTTGGAGTCATTACATACTCTGACTCATTTGACATGATACCTGCTGCAACTTGGTTTTTTAATAACCCTGCGTGTGTTGCTTGACTGCCTCTTAAGCCTTCGATTGTTAAATATCCTGCCGTCACAGGAGCAAGTCCTCGTTGTGAGTTTATTCCGAAATCAGAAGGGTTTGCGAATTTTAACAGACTGATCAGTTCAGGTAGTATTTTGAAATCTTTTCCTCCTACCCTATATTCATAACCTTTGACATGGTTAAACATTCCCTCCCACTTTGTAATGATCCTTGTCATTTGTGGGTGCAATTGATAGCCATTTTCAACAACTGTAAAACCAAAAGGAACAGATCCGTAAAAAAACACAGTACCACCAAGCATTAATTGTTGCAATCCCTGCTCTCTGAAATCTTGAATACTCTGCTCTGGATTGGGATTCATCACAAAATCGTAGAATCTTCCTTTAGTGACAGGCTCCTCTTCATCTCCTTTCCGGATCATTGGCACCCATGGGATAGACAAAGCATTCTTTACAATCTTGTTATTTACGATTGAATAAACGTCTGATGTTTTGGCGTAGGCCTCATCGAAAGGGTATTTTAAGTCGTGCTGGTCTGCTTCTAACTTTTCCAGTCCTATTGGTCTTGTGTAAGTGCCATTACCTTTGGCATCGAACCAAACCGATCTGATGTAATCGAGTACTCCCATGAGACAAATATATTAAAAAAAATCACCGAATGAAAATATGATCTATCCCCATAACGAAATTGAGCTTGTTAGGAAGTCGAACGCATATCTAACAGGATCAATTATATGATTATTGCTATCAACGGGAATTCCTGCCTTTTTGTCATTCCATATATAATTGTTCAATTCATACTTTGTATTAACACTATTTGAAGTAACAATTATCTCATAATCCTGAATTTTTATCAATCCTCCACTAACCGAACCAGGGCCTTTCTTTGCGCCAACGATATTCATGCCACGAGTTCTTAGCTCATTTATTAGCCTATCTTCAGCACTATCGCCAATAATTAAATCACTAGCCTTATCTACGCTTGTTATATTGGCATTGAATATATCGTCTGTACTCATTGGTTTTTTGCTGTAATACTTTTCATCAAGATAGATTTTCTTTTCTCTCTTATCTACTGCAACCTTTACCAATGTTGTTGGGTCAACGCTAAAACCGTAATCCTGTCCGTAGCAATAAGGCAACGATTCATCAAATTCACCTTCTTTCCAATTTGTCAATATAGCACCTTCTTTTTTATCTGCCCATCTGCCGATTATCTTTAGTGCATATTTAGAAGTTAATTGATTTTCTTTTGAAAGTTTCATGTGCTTTTTTCGCATTTCTGAAACATCATTCAAAAATTCGTCACTCAAATGATCCTTTGTGTCAAGATATGTAGTATGGATATGACATACGTCTTTGTGTGTGCTTATCTGAACAGGAACTCCATCAAACTTGACGAGCTTGTGTGAATCCTTTATATACTTTTGATAAATGAAATGAGAATCTGACGGAGGGTTCATTATAATGATAACCCTGTTTTTTACGCCCTTTGTTCTTATTGAAAGTTTGAGTTTATCAAAATCATCTTCACTTTCCCACTCTTCAGCCTCATCAACTACAAATGTCGTAAGCCCATGAATTGATTTTAATTTTGCTGTTTGATTCCCGGATGAGGTTTTTATTCCACGAAATAATATTTCAGATCCGGAGAACATATTCAAAATATCCTTCCTTGTTACATTGAAATATTTTGCGTCACCATCAAGATCGATTTTTTCTGTGAATTCTGGGATGATTGATATTTCAGCAGAATCTAAAGTAAATCTTGTATAAAGTATTTTATGACCTTGCTCATATGTCAGTCTTTTGACAGCGTATGAAGATTCGTGAGATTTACCAGAACCACGTCCACCAGTTAGAAGTATTATAGGTTTGTTGGTGGTGTATATCTGATCATATGGTTTAGGAATCTTTATCATTCACCCATTTTTCAAATGGCATACTTCCTGAATGGTTGACATTTTGATCTACTTCTGTCTTGTCTTTCCATCCCATATTCTTCAGAGCGAACATATCAAATGTAGTACCGGACTTCTCGTAAGAATTCTCTACTGTGAGCTTCGCCCTTTTTACTATGTACGAAAACCCTTCTCTATCACTATAATCATCCCATGAAGACCGAGAGCAAAAACCGACATAAAGCGTTAACCCTGTGATAGTTGGCTTTTCTTTATCTTCGACGCAGAACTTGAAGTATTCAAGGCATTTCGATTCCAACTCTTCTGGCGTAGCATAATGGGGAGGTCTTCCACCTGGATTGCCCAACGCAAATTTGTTATTTTTTTCTTCTGCCATGGCTTCATTTTTATTCAAATATACGAACTGAGTTGTTTATTTAGCAAATCGTGTTACTAATTTTTATTGCAAATGCATTATTTTGGTGTTTTTGCGCATATATTGGAATGATCGTGTCACGAATTTTCTATTTCCAAACAAATTTAGGTGTATTGATGAAGTTCTGCTGCCATAGTTTTAGTTTTTTCCGGTTTCTATTGTTCTCATCAATATTTCTGAATAGCCGTAGTGAAAGGCTGAGTTGTGGTGTTTTAACCACTCTATTTGGTTATATTGTACGATCATAAGATTAAAATCCCTGTCGATGTTTTAGTCAGGTATTTTTTAAGAACTTCTAAAAACCGGCGATCAACTTTCATCAATCGCCGGATGCATTAACTTCAAAACCAATCTATGAAACAATTCTCAATTGTAAATATACAAATTATTGGCTGTTTATGCAACTAATTTAAACCAATAAATCGCAAATGCAGTTCCACAAAGTATTGCAGCGGCAATAAAACCCATTATGAAACTCTTCGCATTGAGTCTCAGCAACAACCTGGTATTCTCCTTTTGCAATCCTCTGTTGAAATGTCGCTCTGTGTCGTAAAGTTGTTTTAATCTCAAGTTTCTTTCTTCGGCCTCTTTTCTTAGGCGTACTTCTTTGTTGAATCGTGGTGTCCCCTTCTTTTTATCGTTCATAAGTGTGTTGATAAAATTTATAATCTAATGATATACAATATGTTCAGTCAAATTTGATGTTGGCAATTATCAAATACGATGCCAAACTAGAAATAAATGCGAAATCAAATATATTAAGTGGAATCAAAAAGACAATAAGGCCTGACCACCACCCGAAACACATCGGGCATGAAAGAAGCTCCCGGAAGAACTCCTGTTTAATCTTTTTGCGGAACCGGAACAACCAGGACTTGGTGACAATGAATGTCATCCCGGCTGAAGATAGAATCTTTACGATCCACCACAGCAATGCGCTGTCCGTGGTAATAAAAATCTTTTCATAGTATGGCAAATATAGTAAATCCATTTGTATATAAAATTATTTTTTAGTGATTAAGTATTCATTAAGTCTTTTTTTATAAGCTAGATGCGCTTGATATTCATCATCATATCTACCCAAATACAGGTATTTATTATTTATGCAAATAGTTGCTATCCACTTTTTTCCCCACTTACATTTAGTTACTCCAGTATACTTGCTAGTTTTTAAATACTTGGTTCTAATCTTACTAGAATTTTCTCGTTGCGTCACTATTTCCAAATTATCATAATTATTATTTGTTTTATTAAAATCAATGTGATTTACCACTAAATTGAACTTGTCTGGTTTATGATTATGAAAACACATCGCAACTAATACGTGTACTTTATGAGTTCTCGTTAGCATGTCTTTACATAAGGCAACTGTTAAATAACCTACTCCAGACAAGCCTGGTTTTAATATTTTTTCTTTAATTGAATATGTAGAACCACTCCTCATCTATTATTGGTTTCATATTTATCTGTATTTAATCATTAAAAATAACGCTCGTTAGCCTTGCGCATTAGTTATAAATAATTTTGCTGTTCATTTAATTAGCGTGTTGGGTTATTTAAGATTTATCTCATTTATTTAATTAAGTGCTGTAATTAAATAGCAAAACTATTCATACAGCATCTACGTCGGCAAGCATTAAGCCTGTTCAACTTCCTTTCTCAACTCCAAACCCTTTTCGGATGCTTCTTTCATTGTTTTGTACTCAAACTCATCAGCTTCTTTTATTCCTCTTACGGAGAATTGTCCTATTGCAGGAACCCAAAATTCCTCAAAGGTTTTAGTGTTCATCATTTGTCTGCATGATTCTTCGCCACTTCTTAACATGAGTTTATTTCTTTCGTCCTCGTTTTTGCACTTTAATAATTTGTTGTGCCATGTTTTGTTTCTTGCTTGAATTAACATAATCTTTTAGTTTTTAATTGTTATTTATTGGTTTATCAGTTAATTCTCTTTTCGCTAAATGGTTTTGCACTTTTAACGCGACAATATCACAGACTTCGTTTATATCATTAAGAAACTCCTCAACTAGATCAAAGTCTGTCATGTTTTCAACATTCTCAACTTCTTCTTCTTTTGTATTTTCACGTAACCAGTTTGCCATTTCGGTTAAACATTCATCGCAGACAATCTCTCCTGCAATTAATCTTCCTTTTCGTAATCCGCAAGTCTCACACGTTCTTTCCATAGTTTAAAACTTTTCAATTATCTGGTCGAACTCCTTTGTCTCGATCTTCTTTACCTCCGTCTCAGGGCTATAGTGCCTGTCGAGTGCGGCGCAGGATGTGAGGAAAATTAAGAGTATTGTGGCTATTTTCATAATATTATTTAATTAAGTTTATTGGTTATTGTTTGGTTGAAATCCATTTTTTAAAATCTTCATATGTGGGCTTTTCCTTCACCCATTTAAAACAATACATAGCGCAAGGGTCACAACTACATGTCACCCCTACTCTTACAGAATCTAATTGTGATTCATACATTTTAATGTATTTAATAACCATACATTTTGAAGTATCTACTTTGCTCCCCCAATTTATTTTGTATGATGGCGTAGCATCTGCCTTGCCTTTGCCTTTTATAGCCAGTATTTTGTTTGCATGATTGGCATTTTCAAACAACAGACTTTCTTGTGAAAATATTGTGATTGGGGTAAATGCAATTAAATATAAAATTGTTTTCATAGTACTGTTTAATTTAGTTACTGTTGTTTATACAGATGGTAGCACCCATTTAAAATAGCCTTTATCGTTCTAAAGTCGTCAAGTTCTTTTTTAAGTGCTTTTAACCCATCAATCTGCATTTCGAGGTCTGCTATTACCCTATCATTATCAGAACGCTTCATTTCTTTTTCAAGGTCTATTGCAATTCGAGTTAATAAACGGGTGCTAACACCACCTATACGTAATGCCTGTTTTACTGTTAATTTTTCTTCCTCATCCGTTATTTGCTTCTGCTCCTCGCTTGTTTGTTTGCTTTCGAGATATTGTAATAATATCAAACCGAATCCTTCTAAGCAATCAAGCGCATGTTGGTCAATACTATTATCCATAAATAAATTTGATAATACTTTATTGTAATCTTTGTACAATTGTTTGCCTTGCTTTTCCATAGCTTAATGTTTGTTTAGTTAACGTTTACTGTTGTTTATACGGATGTTGTAGTGCATTAAGGCTTCCACAACCTTTCAGCATCATCTACATATTGGCAGTCAACGATTAATTTTTGAGCGTGAAGCAATCCGTCAATATAGTCACACTTGTAAGCCGTGTCTTGTGGTCTTTTACAGATGTTTTCTGCTTGTTCTTTGGTGTACTTCCCAGCTTGTCTAATATCACAAGTGTAACCATTATTGCCTTCTTTCCACCACATAAGAGCATTTCCTAAATAACCTTGGTTTCTGATATAATATTTTTCTTCCATAATAATAACGCACTACAACAATTTGTATAAGTAATAGCCGTTGCAGTTCTTGTTTTTAAGGCTATTACTCTCTATTAATTTCAATTCGATAATTCTGTGCTTTCTAATCGGCTACTACTCATACAATAGCCATTAGCAAGCATTAAAAATTTGCTTTTAACCAATTCATAAACTTTTTAAAGCCGTCAAAGTGTTCGAACTTCTTATCTATGTTTATTCCTATACCATAAAGCAAATCTTTAACGATGGTGTCTGGTTTATTTAGCCCATGTCTTTTTGGGTCGTAGGTATCTACATAGTTTTTGAAGTCCTTAAAATTAAACTTGCTAACAACAGGTAAATTGCATTGCTTTTCTCCCGTAGTTACATCATTCGCTTGCTTGTGTTCTTTTAATGCTTGATGTATTCTTTCTGCCACTGTGTAATGGTCTACTTGAGAAGCTGTGTTGTCTGTTACCGCTTTTAAAATAATGTCAAATGATTTCATAATATTTGTTTTTAATCGTTAACGTTTATTGCTTGTGTTAGTTAAAAATGTTTGTGATTTTTTAGCCAATCCTGTGGAGTAATATACCCTTTCATTTGACAATATTCCATGTAATATTGCATATTTAAAAACATCTCATTTTCTGAGGCTTGCTTGTGTTCCTTTGGGGTGAAATAATGAGATAGTATCTTAAGAAACATATCACAAGCTGTATAATGGCTTTCTATTAACTTAGGATTTCTATCTTGATCTTGTCCAAAATTAACTATCATTGTCGCTTTAACTACATCCAATTCGCCTTTAATAGTTTTGTTGTTTTTACTATACTCATGGAGCTGCTTAGTAATATGCTCAATACCATCCCCTTCCTTATCC